AATCCCGTATAGCTATGACAAAGACGGTAATCTGGTGGCGTATCCGCATACGATGGATAACGATCTGTCCATCACTGCAATTTATAGTATGACCGATGGACAAGTTGACGTATTTTTTAATCAGCTTGAAAAATTGGTCAACCAAGATTTGCCAAACGCGACTGATGGGCTTAAGTAAGGGGCACCATGACAACCGATTATGATTTTTATCTCGTTGGCAATCCGCAGTCCGTACGATTGCAGCTCATCGAGATAACGCACCCGGCATTTAGCCAGGTTTATCGCTTTGTACGCAATCACGCCTTGGGTGTCACTGTCATCCAAGACGGCGCGCAAGTGTTTTATCAGTATATGCCGATACAGTTGCAAAAAAGTAAGGCATCCAGCGACTTGGACCAATCCATCAACATCACCATTGGCGATGTCAGTGAGATTATCCCAGACGAGATTGACCGCGTGCGGCAGAGCAATCTGTTTAGCACAGTCAAGCCCATTGTCAATTACCGTGAGTATTACGCGGATGACTTGACCAAGCCATGCTTAGAAGATGTGTTGCTTGAAGTCACTGACTACTCACTGCAGCGTGAGGGCACGGTTTTTAAAGCCGAAGCGCGCGATATCAGCAATACAAAAACTGGGCTGGTTTACAACCTAGATACCCATCCACTTTTGCGAGCCTATGTACTATGAAAACAGCAAATCAAATTAATTGGTCAAAATATGCGCGCAAACAGTATGACGATGACAATTATGATTGCCTACATTTTGCGTGCGAAATCTATCACCAGTTGACTGATATCGATATCAGCGATGACGTGTTTGTCACTTGCCCAAACACGGGCAAACGGCTGGTCAATCCGCAAAAATTACGCGACTATAAGCCGCTAACTGCACCAAAAAATCCGTGTTTTGCGCTGATGCACCGAGATGACGGCAAAACCCATGCCGGTGTCTATATCGATGGCTGCATCGTACATTTGACTAAATCAGGCTTGCAGTATTTACCACCGCATTTATTAAGCATCACTTACCCAAAGATTAACTACTATGACCGATAAAGCCGTCCATCTTATCGTTGTGCGTAACTCGCTTGAGCAAAATACGATTGAGCATATTTATGCTGATTGTCTCGATGAGGCTGTCAAAGAGGCATTTAAAAACGGCATCGATGTCAAACGCACCCGATTTTATCAAGGTACCATCGATGTCGAGCATGATATCACTGCGCATGATTGCGCGGGCGTTGAGTGTCTGCTTGCCACTACTGGCAAAGTATATGCCGTCGTCTATCCCGCGGACCCGATGACGCTTGCTATCGCATCGTTGGTGATTGGCATTGGTGTTGCCGTGGCAATGGTCGCTATGATGCCAGATATCCCAACGGCCGAAAGTGTCAGTCAACCGCCAAGCCCAAACAATGCTTTTAGCCAGCGCACCAACCGCCAGCGACTTGGCGGCCGCCGCTGTGATAACTACGGTCGCCGCTTGTGGGTGCCTGATTTGATTGCCAAGCCTTACTCGTTTTATGTCAATCACGATGAGACCGAGTTTGCGTATATGTCGCTTGGTTACGGTCATTTTGATATCCATCAAATATTTGACGGCAAAACAGACGTATCAACGATTAACGGTACCACCGTCAAAGTCTTTGAGCCGGGCAAATCACCTGTGACCGATGCGCCACAACTACAAGTCGGCAATAACTTTACCATCGATGAGCAAAAATTTGCCCACATGTACGTCACCCGCTATGACGTGGTTAACGGGCAAGTATTGGCACCGCCAGACAACTACTTAATCGCCCAATTATCCATCAACGGCGCGGGGGAGATTACAGGCTCAGATATTGACTTTACCGGTCAATTTGTCGTCGGCGATAATGTCACCATACAAAAAGCCGATAAGTTAGCATCTGGCAATAATCTCAAAACTGGCGACCCGGCAACTGACGTCTTTTATAATTTAAACGGTACGTATAAAGTCAAAGCGGTGAGCGCCGATAAATTGACATTAGATAATCCCGGCGCGGTTAATGCTGACTTTGCTACGTTGGCGGCCAATGCCGACTTTACCAAAACCGCCGAACTAAACCTATCAACTGCATCACAAACACTATGGCAAGGTCCATTTTATACAGACCAGAGCGAGCTTGATTTTAATATTGTGCTCAATGTGATTGCCCCAAACAGTCTATATATCAACGCCAAAGATGGTGGTAGCTGGGCACCGACCAGTGTTGACTTTGAAGTGATTGTTGAGACGCTCAGAGACAACGCAGTTATCAATAGCAAATTATCAACGCATACGCTCAGCAATAGGACGGGCAACAAATACGCTGGCAGCTGGGGCAGAAACTACACCAAAGATGACGAAGTGCGTCGCACCTCTGCAATGACGTATTTTATCCCAGTGAGTCGTGAGCGGCTGACGGATATTATCCGTTTTAGCATCCGTCGTAAAACGCCTACGATTAAAGCCGACGGGCGGTCCGTGGTGCAAGAGATACGTATTAAAGACTTTTTTACTGCGCGATACGCCACTGACGCCGAGTTACGCTATGACGAGACGACTATCTATGTCAAACAGCGTGCGACTGAGGGCGCCATGGCGCTCAAAGAGCGTAAAATCAACATCGATGCAACGCGCAAAGTCAGAGATTGGCAAAACTATGACGCACTTATCCCAAGTTTGCGCGCCGACGATATCATCTATGATATCGTGACCTGTCCACATATCTGCGGATTGACGCCCAATCATATCGATATGCCACAAATCAAAGCTGAGATAGACAAACTTATCGCGTACTTTGGTACACCAAAATGCGCGGAGTTTTGCTACTCATTTGATGTGTCTGGGATGTTGGGTCAAGACTATATTGCGATTGTCGCAACAGCGGTGTTTTGCCAAGCGTATCGCACTAACAACAAAATCCGTTTGCTATTTGAGTGCCCAACCTTGCTGCCCAATGTTTGGTTTAATGCGCATAATATTTTGCCAAACACCTACCAGCACAGCGGCAGCTTTGGCAGCGCCAAAGATTATGACGGCGTCAAAATTGACTACATCGACCCCATCGATGACGCCAAGGTCAGTTATCACTATCCAGCCGATCAGAGCGCAAAAAAACCCCACGAAATGGAGGTTAAGGGCGTGCGCAATAAAGTCCAAGCGCACATGCACGCGATGCGTGTGTTTGCTAAAGATAAATACGCCTGTGAGACCATCAAATTTACCGGCGCTGATGAGTCAAATATCGTCATCCCGTTTATGCGCATCGGTGTGACCAACATTGCTCGCGCAAATGTGCAAGCGGGTAGTGTGATGAGCATTGATGTCATTAACAATCAAGTGGTATTAACGCTGTCAAACAATGTGATGTTTATAGATGAGGTACAGCACACCATCTTTGTCCAGCTTGTCAATGGGATGACTGACAATATCATCTGTCATGCGCATGCTGATAGCAACAAAGTTGTGCTTGACCGCTTGCCCTTGGATGATATCAGCACGTCGTACTCAAGCGTGGTACGCGCGACGTATGAGCTTGTCGCAAAAAACAAACTTGATTACTCAAGCTATATCGTGACATCAAAAACCCCTGCCGACGGCATTAACAATGCCATTGAGGCCGTGACGTATGACGAGCGGTTTTATGCTAACGATAAAGACTTTATCAACGGCAAAATAACAGTTTAATCTCAACTTATCCAAACCAACTACCAATACCACCAAACGATGGCTTTATTTTTGGAGTAAATTTATGGCGTACAATGATGTAGTAAATGCGATTAGCAACGCTATCACAGACGCTAACACCCTTGAGAATGTGATTAATGGCGCACCCAATATCCAATTTAAAAGTCGATTAGGTCGCTATATTTGGACGCTTGCAACTATCGGTTACAAGATTGAGCTTGTCAATCAGCAAGCTAATGCAGCTACTAGCGCAATCGAAGCTCATAAAACGCTAACAACTCAGACTGCTAACGCTGCTATGTTTGATATTAATTCAGCGCGTGACAATGTGCAAAATTTGCTAGATGCAAAATTAAATGACATGGATAACGCTATCGATAGCGTTGCTGCTGTTAAGTCGCAAGAAAACGGCTGGACTGCATTACTTGTCGCAGACTCAAGCGGCATGACCCAGCAGCAAGTCAATGATAAAACTGCGCTATTTTACAATACTGTTGCTGATATGGTAGCAGACACTAAGTTAAAAGCGGGTAAAGCGGTTATCACGCACGGCTATTACACACCCAACGATGGCGGCGGCGCGCGTTACTTAATCAAAGACACGGCTACAGATTACTCAATCCCTGTCGCTAATAACTTACACGCTGTCTTTGCTGATAGTTTTGATATCCGTAAATTTGGTATTCGCAACAATTCCACACTTGACCAAACTACAGAAATTCAGCGTATGGTTAATTATGCTGATAGCCGTATTTACGAGATTGACTTTTTAGGTTATAGCTTGATGACACCTAAAACCATACACCCGACAGCGTTTGGATACACTGATGAATACCCAGTTAGGGGGATGCGGTTTAAACGCGTGCATCATCTTAAAAATTTAACGATTGCGAATGATAAAACGGTTAAACTAAAACATGGGACATCACTTATTTTATTTGCCCCAGACTTACCTAACGGTAGTGGTTTGTTTAAATTATCTAATATTAAATTCGACCCGTACGTTAGTGATTTTGAGATAGGTGGGGGTCATGCTGACGGTCATATGTTAGGTTTTGGTTTGGATTGGGATAATACTGCGGGTATTACATGGGATGTTGCAGGACACTTACAAACAAATTATGATTTAGAGTTTGATAATGTAGAGTTTCTAAGCCCTGCTGTTAGTTATAACATACATTCTCAAGTATATACTAATAACATGATTATTAGAAATTGTAGGGGTCAATATTGGGGACTTTTTGTAAATCATCATAGTAAAAATCTATATGTTGATAATCTAAATGGTGTCTTTAGAGATGATTTGCATGGTGGCTCTGGTCGTGTACTTGTCACTAACTTAATTCACGAAGAACCCGAATTGTACTATGCAGATAGACCTATTTATCGTGGTGATATAATTGTTAAAGACTCATCTTGTATTAAATATACAAACGGAGATGAATATGTCCTATATCATTGTGAATTAAAGGGTGACACCACAATTAATAGATTTATAGCAAACAAAAATATCGGTGCTGTTACTTTTTATGGCGGTGCTACGCCTGAACTAATTGCCCTCCTGAAAATAAATTATGCAGAAGTCAGCGATGTTGGTTACTGCCATAGTTCGTTTGTAGCAACAGTAAAAGAGCTAGTATTTAAAAATATTAAGACGCTAGATGCACCTGTACTTGCTGGGCTTGCAAAATTTGGCAGTTTAACTATTGACAATGTTGGGGAGATTAAAAATGCGTTATGTGTTGGTGATGATGCAACGTGCGAAAATCTAACGATTAGAAATGTTAGCAAAGTTGTGCAGCAGCCGTTTGGTATTATTCGTGGTAGTGCAAAAGTAAAAAATATTACACTTGAAAATGTTACGGCTAATATTGATAAACTAATTGATTGTGCGTTTGAATTATTGACGTTGAACAATGTTAAGACAAATGTTACATCATTTAATTACTTTATCCAGTGCACCGCAAATACCGTTTTTAACCCTGCAATCGTGAATATTATTGACAGTGCGGTTATCGCAGATCGTAGCTATTTTATTTTTCTAAACAATGACAATAGCGTTATTAATATTATCAATAGTTATATAAGTAGCAATCATCTATATTCTGTCACACCCAATCTTAAGCAGAATACAGTTGTTGAAACATCACTAACGTACGACCCGCCAAAATTAAGCGGCGGGGGTAATGCTTTTCTCGATGTCACGTTAGATGGAGTAAAATCAGGTGATGCTATTGCGGCTTCATTTAGTGTGTATAGCGACAATTTAAATATTGACGCCAGGGTAGTTAGTGATAATCATGTCGGAGTTTATTTCAGAAATATTGGCACTTTTGATATAGATTTAAACTCAGGGATTTTGAAAGTTAAAAGACTATAAAATGCTGATTGTTTAAGCCTCACGCGTCATTACACTCTCAATCTTGTTAGCAACACGGATTGAGAGTTGGTCAATATATTTGCTATAAAAATTTGCACTAAACAAAACAAAGATTATACAAGCTAAGGCCGCTAACAATGCTGCAAGTAGATAGCTATTTGACTTTGTAAATATTAGATTAAATACTGGCACAGCAATAAGGCAAATTAAAGGTAAGTGTAAAAGATAAATTGAAAATGATAACTCACCTAGTTTAACCAAGGATTTTTTGTTTAATGACGCTGATATTTTGTCATTTAACAGCACGCTACTAACAATAAGTAAGCCGGATAAAAAATTAAGCAGTATATAGGCTTTGGTGCCTAATGCGCTAAATAATTGGTATGACTGACTTGTCTCATTGATGCCAGCGCAATATAAACCGACAATCAATAAAATCATCGCAATGTGTGTTGGTATTTTTTTGCCATATAAAAACAAGAATGAGCCGGCAACAAAGCCGTACGCGCCCAAGAGCGCAGGGGATGATATCAATATAAATGGTAAAGGTGCGATTAAAGATAAAAAGACGAATAACTTTTTATTTATAGTATAAACATACAGCAATGCAAACAACATAAATGACGCAAAAAGTTCAACTTGCATAGTCCAAAGCACGAAATTTGTATTTGCCTGTCCAAACAGAAAAGAACCTATAAATCCCTCATATAGACATTGAAGCAATGTATAATTTTGAGCATGGTAATGAGAAACAAAATTCCCTGGTAGATGTGAGCTATCAATCGAAGTGAATAAGGCAGCAAATGCAACTAACCCTGAAAATCCAGCAGGTATAGCAAGTCGGGGGTATCGTTTTAAAGCCATGGATTTAATTTTAAGTGTTGTATTTTTTTTGCTTAAAATTGCATAAGAAAGTACATAGCCGCTTAAAACGAAAAAAACAAATACTGCACCAGTGCCGGAGTATAAAAAACCAAAGGGCAAATCATGCAATAAGTCTAATGTCTGATTGCCCGAAGTTGTTAATTTATCAAAGTTGTGTAGATAGGGGTAAAATGTTAAAGATAAATGAGAAAACACAACAGCCATACAGGCTAAACCACGTATGCTTTCAGCAGCATTATTTTTTGACATTATAAATTACTCAATAATAAATTCTATTTATTATCTAGCAATACTAAGTTACAAGCAATAACATTTCATCAAACAAAACCCAAGACCACAAATCTTGGGTTTTTACTTTTAAGGGGGCGT